TATCAGGATCACCAAATAGCTTTGCGCCAAAAGCATGTTCAATAAATTTGTATATCAAAGGTCCAGCAAAAGACATTGCAAGCATAGACCCCATCCAGGAAAAGGAAGACTTATCATCGTCCTTATTGCCTATTCCTTTATGAACAGCTAGTCTTATTGCTTTTTTGTCTCTGTGCATTATGCTTATCAAGGCAGCAGCCGTAGAGACTAACATTTAGCATACTCCAAGATTCATAGCCAAGAACATCCCGTCTGACTGGTCAAACGTAGGAATATCCTTAACGCTACTTTGTGAAGGGACGCCCATTGAGCCTTTACCAGATCCACCACCTGCACCACCCCCGCCTGGGCCAGATACGTTTCCAGTATCTCCTGGCGATACAGCAGCCGTTACAGCCTGAGCAGCAGGCGCTGCCCTTGCAGCAGATTCGCCAGGTCCACCTTGATCTGCTGGAGCATCTCCAGAGTACAAACCACTACGGGCAGCCGCCAAAGTCATGCCCGCAGGTTGCATGTGCCAAGGTTCCTTGCTTAGAGGTCTTTCAAACCCATACTTGGCAAGCAAGCCATTCTTCTGCAACTCACCACCAACGCCTGAATTTGTATCAACAGCAAAGCCAAAATTGTGGAGTGAGCTACCAGGGGCAGCCGCCATTCCCTTAGGCTTCGTCTTGTATAGCTTAGCCTGTTCATCAATAGAGCGGAAAGCACTGTTGATCGGGAGTTTCTTCCCTGTCAGTTGTTGGTACTCTGTAGCCATACCCATGAGGTTGGCTTTAACACTTGGGTTCAAGCCTTTTACGTTTGCGCCACTATTAAGCTGCACAGAATTTGGATCTACGTTGGCTGGATTGATACGACCACGACCTCCACCTACGCCAGTGTCTGGCATTGATGTTCCTGTGCCAGTAGATCCAGATACCTGTCCTCCTGTGCTTACTACAGAGGGAGAGTCATCTGGGGTAACCATTGGTGGATTAACTGAGCCTCGCCCACCTCCTCCACCTAGCCCGCGAGTTGTCCCGCTCTTAGGTGTAAACTGCGTTGGTGCAGTTGCTGCCCTATTTATGTCGTTTACGGATTGTCGACCAAACAGGTGAGATACAAAGTCATCTATTTTGCCTATGCCTGTTTGTATCTCGTCGCCGTACTTTTCATAAATCTTTGTTCCTACTTGCCAACCAGCATACCCAGCACCTGCTACCAGGGCAGCAGGGCCAGCAACTCTAGCTAACGAGGAAGCAACTTGCCCAAGAGGAATTTTACCAGCTATACTACCAAGTAAGCTAGTAAGTCCTGACCCAGAAAAGAATGTTCCCAATCCTGCTGTAATAGCCGCAGCAAGGCCGCCAAGACCGCTATCTCCGCCTCCGGATTTTTTCTTGCCTATACCATCAACAACTTTGTGGTTGAATTTCTTATTGTCGTTGACGTATTCTTTTACTAGCTCAACAAGCTCTTTTTCGTTTTCGGCTTTGTTGTCTTCTTTCATCCCTTCGCCAACACCAGCAAGCTTAGGGTTAGTCATCCTGACCAATTTCTTGGCCGCACTAAGCTCGCGATGCTTGTTGACAAAGCCCTTTACGCTCTTGTACCCACGTATTGCGTTGCCTACGTTGAACCCGCCTATACCAATTTTGTCAGCAATACCCATGCCGAGGTTATGACGCCATTCCTTTAGCTCTTTTGCCCTATCGTCAAGAAGGTCCTGAGCGCGTTTGTTATCTGCTGACCACTTAGCACGTTGCTGCTCTTGTTGTTTGTTTAGAGTGTTGAATAGCTCAGTGGTTTCTTCAAGCCTCTTAGAGAATTCCTCAGGGAGATTCTCCATAGAAGCTTTGACCTTCTCAAGGTCGCTCATTACGCCAGCAGTCTCAATCTCTGACTTACCAAGATTCTTTGAACTTTCAATCAGTTGTTTCAACAGGTCTTGAGTTACCTTAGCATACTGGGCAACATACGGGTCCTTATTTCCTTTTAGGAGAGACTGCACATCCTTAAGCTTCATCGAAGCTTCTTCATGCAGGTTTCCCTTTTGCTTAAACAAAGCCATCATCTTGGCTGTGTCTTCTTTAGCGTCCTTAAGGCCCTTCTTAGCTTCTGCAAGGGCAGCATACAAAGCACGGCGAGTTTCCAAGTTAAGACCTGGGCTAGCCATTTGGCGGCTTATGACAACAATTTCTTTCTGGAAAGCAGCAGCCGCGTCTACACTCTCTTGAGCCACATCTTTTGGATCATTACTCCATTTGTTTAGTGGGTCAAAAGCTTCACCTGTCTTCTTTTTGCCTGAACCCGAGTGGGGTGCTTTCCCTTTGGTTGCCATAAGTAGGTCCTAGGTTATCGAGGTCCGCCACTGAAACTGGGAGTGTTCTGCTTTGCGTTTAGTCGTTTTTGTTTTCTACTCTCAACCTTGTCCGACAGGTACATGATAGTTCTCAAGTCCATATCATAGGTCAGCAAAACGCCAGTTTCAGTCATCACATTGTCTATTCGGTTGAGTAGGTTTTCCTCATCAACCGCCTGGAAGAAACGTCAGTGCATCGAACGAGATTTTAACTCGCTTTGACGCACCACACTCCTTACATTTAATTGTTGCAAATTCTTCCACACCGTAGTTAGTCACAGCTTCCATGTACTTGTCAAGGAGTGTTGTATCCTCGACACTCATATCACCTACGACCTTGCAGCGTTCGGCCAGTGAGGTAGGCGTACGCAAGAACGCAGCCTTACTTGCCAACCATCCGTATTCTGTGATGTCGTCTTCAGACTCTTCGTCTTCCGCAATATCAACCATACGCTCTGTCATGTCCACTACGTCACGCATTGTCTCTACGCCAAGCTCGAAGTCTGGCAAACTTGCCATAAGTGTAGGTAGGTCCAAAGGTTCAGAGTACTTTGTATCCAGCGTAGTGGAGTTCAAAAATTGCTCAATCTTCAAACTCTCAGGTGTAAGTTCCCGAGCTTGAACACGAGCAACGTGTGTCTCATCAGAGCATTGTGTGGTAATGATCTGCGGGCTCTTGGTAAAGCTATTAACACGCTGCCAGTACATCAGGAAATAGAAGTCTCCTGGAGTAAGGTCAAAAGCAGACACACCGGGTTCTAGAGTAGCACCCATTGCCTCAACAACATAACGTAGACGGTTCTGCGTATAAGCCCTGTTTAGCTTAGCCTGGTGGCTGCCTTTGAGTGTACGAACACTCAAGGTTTTGAACGAGTAGAACTGAAACTTGCTTGGTAGATCAATCGACGTAAACTCTGGATTCTCTTCAGCGTAAGTCTTCTTACCGTCCTCAGAAGGAATAGACGGCGCTTGGCCTAAGGGTTGCAGAGTTTTCTTGAGTTCAGGTGTAGGTACTGCTGTTGCGATCGGAGCAGGTTGTGGTTGACCTTGACGACGCAATGGTATTGACTGAGTAGAGATTACTTCAGTAACCTTAGGGCCCTGCCCTTTTTCTCTACTAGGAGGAGAGTTGTTTTGCATTGTATGACCTCAAATGGGTTAATGTTTTTGAAATACAGTACCGCTACTTGACGTAGGGCATAATGTTAGAAATAAGCTGGCATGGGCTGAGGCTCATAGTCAACAAATTCCATTACAGGCGTAACACCTGTGAAATCCGGATACTCCTTTCCTGAATTAAGTAACGATGAAGAAGCTTGCGCGGGTGTTAGCTTTGCAAAGCTCATGTCAATGTCATCAACGCTGAACGTGACGCCAGGGACAATACGATCAGATGAACCACCAACAAGGTTAAACGCATCTACATTCAATGGCCAGCAACCAGAGTAGGTTATCAAGATGACCTCAAGCTTGCCTACATCAAACAAAGTAAAGCCAATTGACAGCTTATGCTTGCTTGGCGGATTGTACAGACCTGTTTTCTTGTCAAAGATAAGAGACTGCCAATTCTTTATGTATGCACTAGAGTGTCCTTCTGAGTCCTCATAAAGCTTTACGGTCAAGTTACCCAGATTCTGATGTGCTGGATAATGGTACATCTTACCTGCTCTATAGTTTGACTGGGGCTCAAACTCGAACATCGGCAGCGTCGCTTCTTCTACCATTTCCCAACCAAGTGTAGTTGGTTCACCAGAAGCGCCACTGAGAAATGGCATCTCACAATACCAATCTATGCCAAGCAAAGGATCTGAACGGCCTTGAGCCATTTGAAGGGGATCAACTCTGCCTGTATTTCCTTTGGGCTGGAAATCGCCAGGTTTTGACTGTCCGCGATTGTACAGGTTCATAAGGAGCTCGGCAGCGTTTCTGGAATTACCAGTTAGCCGAGAGCTCCCAAAACCTACACTCGCCGTCTTTAGCGTGTCGAGTAGTGACATATGTCTACATCAAATCTGCCAGCTGGTGCAACTCACAGTCTGACGTGAACGCAATGTACATCTTATTTCGTATGCACATAAATTCCATGTCAAGCTGATGCTCTTTGCAAAAAGCTGCCAACAGAGCCATTCGATTGTCGTTGTAGATCATGCTTTGACCAGCAGTAAGAACGGCCGAACCACTTGTTACTTCGTAGGCTGCCCAAGCTTCTTCTGGCTCGTCCTCGTCCTCTTCTACGTTGGCGGCAACATATAGGCTATCAACAAGATGAGCCTTTTTTGCCTCCAAACATTTGAGAACAAGACCGTGAGCTTTAGCTTCCCATGGAGGAGTCGTCTCAGTAGAAAGGGCTACGGTTTTAAGGCGAGTTGCTTTTTTAATTGCCATTATGTATCTCCTTAGGACTCAGTAAAGAAGTCATATGACAACGTGCAATTGATCGACACGGCGGCGCTAGCACGATCCAGTGCAGAGTCGTCAATCGTCTCAGGCCAGCAACCCATGAGGGTGATAGTCCGCGTCGCCTGGTTTGTGTCATCGTACAAGACAAGCTCAACGGCTGTTGCGTAAATGTCCTTGTAGGTGCCAGTGTTCAGGTTGTTGTCGCGGGCGATCCGTTGCCAGCGGCGCAGCATCTCGATCGACCCTGTGTCGCGTGTTTCATGCAGCGTCAGCGTAAAGCTGTGGCTAAAGTTCTGGCGGCCTGCATAGCGTAGTTCAACGCCAGCAAGATTCACCGGAACAGATTCGAGCATTGAACCTGGGATTGAAGTAGACGTTGCTTTGTATGTCAAGCTGCGGCTATTTGGGGTACCAGGCAACATCGCAATAAACACGTCCCACTGATACGTGTACAACGGATCGGGAAGCGATCTTGCGTCTTGTAGGCTTGTCTTTGGCATGTCTTTTCCTTAAAATTGGAAGAGGGACATTTCAGTCCCGTCTACTCTGGTTACCCTAAATTGGACAGGTTGATTTCAGAGAAGGCCAAGCCAGACTTGGTAATAACCATGTCAACTTGAATCTCATGCACAGCAATCACTGGGGTGATAAACACTGTGACTGTCAAAATGCCCAGGTTGTATTGCGAACTTGGGTTGTTGCTATCATCAGAGATGACACTGTAGTCCTGAATACCACGAGCGTTTTTCCAGTATTGCAGATAGTCACTGGTAGACCGCACAATCATCTTGCGTGTGAAGTCATCATTAGGTTCATGGATGCTGTACATCAGGAAGTCACGCACCGACGCCTTGATAACGTTAACCATGCGGCGCACGTTAACCCAAGACAGAGCAGAGTGTTTGTTATAGAGCGTCACTTGTTCAAACACTGCGTTGCCTGCACCCACAAAATTGCGGATGTAGTTAACCTGGGCGTTAAACAAGTCAGTACGTTCTTGACCACTGTATTTGTACCTAAGAGCCAGCACATCAATAAGACCACGGTTCAAACCTGCTGGCGCAAACTGCGGACCTGCAACTCGATCAGTACGGGCAAACACTGCACCCATCCAACCAGAGACTGGAATGTACAACTTCTTGCCGGAATAGTTATCGCTTTCCAGAACGTCTGAGGTGTAGATCGCGGCATAGCTCGTATTGGCATTCAGTTGCAATTGACGGAATGTGATTGCATCTTGTGAGCTTTGCATTGTGCTAGGCGTATCAAGAATAGCAAACGCGTCGCCACGAGTTTCAGCAACGTTAATCATTGCTTGCTGGACACCCACGTCAGTGTAGCCTGCATTGATCAAGATATTGACGTTGATCTTTTCTGTATCGCTGAAGTTGTCTGTCCAAGCTTGGCTGATTTGACCGTTAGTAACGGCTGCACCAGAGTTACCACCTGTCAACTTCGTTTGCGGACATGCAAGCACAACAGGAACTGCGCCTACAATGTACGGCACATACGACTCAACACTGACGTAGTTGGAATACGGATTCAGAAGCTGAGTTGCTTCCAACTGAACGCCGCTTGCATCTGTGTAGTCTGTCAGTGTGCAAACAAATGTCTCTTGCGGAACTGACGTGTTAACGCTCATGTCATAAATCTTAACAGTGAACGTAGGATCCGGTGTAGGCAACAGAGCAGGGTTAGTGATCGGGGGATTGGCAGTATCGGGTGTCACCACGCCAGTGTCAACAAAGGTGAAAGTTGACGCACCTAGAGTAGCAATGCGGTACATGCCACCACCATCCCGACCATACACATAATATCCACGAGCGTTAGGCACAGCCGGCCAAGTGATAGTTACATCAGCTTGGTCACTACCGCCGCTAACTACAATTGTAGATATAGTGGATGCCAACGTCTCACCAATTGCAGAAATTGCGGACACTTGATACGAGTACGTCTGATCAGCAAGAATACCTGCAGTACCAGAAGTAAGATCAGGAGCATCAGGAGAGGTGATATTTTGCGAAGTGATCTGGATTGCAATGTTGTCAGCGTAGGACCCAGGTCCTGACTTGGGATAGAACATCAACAGCGGAATTTCTGCGCCGAAGGTGTACGTGTTCCAATCAATGTTAGCTGGGTCTGGAATGCCTGCTGTGATTTGGTATATCGAGCTAACGCCTGAACCATTGTCTTTCAGAAGTGCTGCAGAGTAGGCATAACCTGCGCCAGCGACACGCAACACTTGCAACGAACTACCTTCTTGAAAGAAGTCCAAAGCACAGTAATGTCCAAAAGAGACAGCAGCATCTGGTTTGCCGTACTCATCATTGAAATCGGTAACAGCAGTCACTTTGAATGGTGAAAGTCGTCCTTGTTTACTCACGAGAACCATAGCAGCATTGGCGCTAGTGTTCGATGCGATAACCTGCGATAGGTCTATCTCATTAAATCTAACGTCTGCACTTTGTTGCTGTAAATTTGGCATTGAATTCTCTCCTTCGAGAAATTGGGAAACGTCTCAGCAGACGCAGTTGGGTTATCCTACTGTATTAAATTACAATAGGGACGTTAGATTTACTTTGGTTTAGCGGTGTTCATCACAAAGCTTTCGTACTCTCGTGCAAAAGCCGGGTCAATGCGCCAGCCTGGAGGTAAATGAATTTTACCTTTAGGTTGGATGTTGACTGAATCCTTTTTACCTTCAGCGTTAACTATCTTGAGCGTAACGCCACTCTTAAGCGTATTGATTAGAGGCATTGTGATCTCCGGTTGAGGTTTTGAATTTGTTATGACTAGATTTGGACAAGTCGTAACGTTGCTATGTTTGTTGCATCTAGATTCGTAAAGAGCAGTTGATCAATAGAATCCGTAAACACGAACAAAGAATTTATGGTGAAAGAAAAAGTTGCAATACCTTTCGTAACCACTACGTTAATAGGTATTGAAGTGCGAATAACCGTACACACATTTCCTGTTAGGCATGTGTAGGTTTTAGTACCAGATGCAGCAACGTCAATTGTCTGTTCAACAAAATTATTGCTCTCGGTTGCTGCGTTGATTGCTACACTTAAGACGCCTCGCCGTATATTGTTGGTAGCAAGAAAGACTTGTAGGTCTAATAGCAGAGCCTGATTATTTGTACTTGGCATGTTCTGTTTCCAGTGTAGATGAAGTGCGTATTAAATTAAGCACCAGGTGTTTTTGGATCTTGGTAAGAGCCTTCTGGGCCAGGAATAGAATTCCATTGCCTATTAAACATGAAGATCTGTCCGTTATGTCCTTGGGTAGCATTTTTCAATGCTTCATAATCTGCTTGGGGACCCATCAGACCTTGGATTTTAAGGTCAGTGACTGCCTGTACCTTAGACAAATTGTCTGGGCTGAGATATCCTAGAACACGCATGTTGGTAATCATTTCGTATTCATTTACATCAGAGAGACCGGCTTTCTTTTCTGGTATCTGTACTTCTCTATCAAGATCATTGCCTATGTCAAGGTCAACTACTCCGTAACTAACAGAGAATTTCAAGTACCCACCAATTGAGGCAAATATCCATTCCTTAGCCAAGGCTGTCACTTCTTTTATGTCTTGACTGAGAAAGGTTATTTCAAATGAGATCACTACAGGCACAAATTGAGCCTTGTAGGTTAGCTTGCTGTCTGAAGATGCGCCAGAAGTTACGCCGCGCAAAAGCAGAGACTTAGGAGAGTACCTAGTCTCATCAACAGCAATTGTTTTCAAAACAGCGAACGCCATAGGATAACCAGTATCCTTGTTGCCAAGCATCTTGGCTCGCGCAGCTTTCTTATCTTGTGAAGTCGTATATGTAAGTACCGCGCCGAACACCTGGTAAAAACGATCGGCCAGCCCTTTGTAAATAAAGGCCTCAATCGGATTGATCCGTTGGTCTAGCTGGTTGGGATTGGGAAGGGGGACTGACATAGGGGCCTAAATGAAAAAGGGGCAGGCTAAACCTAAAACGTGCTTAGATCTAGGCCTGCCCACTTTGTTGCAACGGACTGTGTTAGCCCTATTTAGTTCAGCGCAAACTTACTTACTAGTCTTGCTGGTGCTAGAAAGCCTGGCCAAAGCTTTGAGGTTGGCTTGGACACGTTTCACGCGAGATGCAATAGCTCGCGATTCTTCCATATCCTCGTCAAGGTCTTCTACACCCTCAAAGCCGTCATCTTCATCCATGTCGCCGTCAAAGTCAGCTTTAGCTTTCTTTTTCGGTTTAGGAGCAGGCTTTGCCGCAGGTTTCGGAGCCGGCTTCTTAGCTGCTGGCTTTTTGGCCGCAGGCTTCGGAGCCGCCTTCTTTGGCTTCTTGTGACGCTTGGAACCTGGATGATTCAACAAGTATTTAGCTTGTTTGTCCTTGGAGTAGTTGTCAAAGCCAGCATCTTCTTCGCCGTCTTCGTCATCTTCCTCTTCGTCATCTTCCTCTTCGTCATCTTCCTCGTCTTCCTCTTCGTCATCTTCCTCTTCGTCATCTTCCTCGTCATCAGCTTCCGACACTTCTGAGTTGTCATCACCTGGTTGGCCTTCGCCGTCTACAGAGGGGATGCTAGGGTCAAGGTTCTCCATGACGTCGTTGAAGCCTTCGTCAATGTCTTCGAGGTCAGCATCTTCTTCGTCGAGGTCGTCTGTGTCTAGCTCTTCGTCATCCTCGGCTTCGTCTTCACCGAAAGCTGCGGTTGATCCGCCGCCAAAGGGTCCGTTAACCGGACGAGAATTGCCAGCAGGGCCGTTACCAACGGTCATGTCATCAGCAATATCGTCAAAAGAATCACCTTCATCGTCAGCAGCTTCGGATTCAGATTTCTTCTTGAACGGCGGAGCAGCACCAGGGAAGGGCAGCTTGCCTGCAGCGATTTGAGCTTTGCGGCGTTTGGCGGCCAGCGAAGCCATCAACTGGGCAGTAGTCTTCTTTTTCTTGGTCAATGAAGCCGTCAGCTCAACGTGAGCCTTGGCTTGGCTTCTCTCAAGCACGGCGATAGTCGGACCGAGGTCCTTCATAGCCAGCGCCTTATCGAAGCAAATCGCGGCCTTGTTTGTATCACCTTGGCGACCAAAGGTCACCGCAGCAATAAGCAAATCAAGGGATTTTGAATATCGCATGGTCTTCTCCAGTTGATTGGTATTTAAGAGTAGGGCCCACCCTCACGTGAATAAGGGCAGGCACACTATTACTTAGCTCGAAGTGTTATTGTCTAATGCCCTTAGCCACAGAACGAGTGTTACCAATCACTGAGGAGTAAGACTCATAGACCCACCAGCCCTTGCCAGGAATCTTCTCAGTTGCGCCGGAGATTGCTTCTGTATCAACGCCGCCACGATCAGTGTACTGACCATGGGTGATCGGGTCGCTGATTGCATAGAACTCGCCTTGATTCAGAACGCGGTGTTCCGGATGGCGATATGCATCGCTAGTGATTGCCATGCCGTACAGGATAGCCAGTTCGCCAGTCATAATCAGCTCATGACGTGCAACCGGTTCAATCGCTTGGATGAACGTGGTGTCACCGACGATGTCAGTGTACAGATCAGATGCCATCAGCAGCGACGGGACCGGCAGGTTCCAACGTGCAACGTTCTGACGCACTTCCATCAAAGTCAGCGGGGTCAGCGTACCAGAGATGATGCTCAGGTCGTTGTCCAGGCCAATGGTGCTGTCGGCTTGGCGCTTCCACAGACGGTCTTCACCGACCATGATAGCTTCCAGAGCTTCACCAAACTTCTCGTCCAACACGTCGGAGGTCGAAGTGTTGATTTCGCGCAGTTCGATAAACGGACGAGCTTCCAGGATGACTTCTGGCGGCGTGAAGATTTTGTCACGGGTGATTTGCGATTCCGTCTTGGTAGGCGAAGTTGCGTACACAACCGTAACGTCTTTCCGGCGCAGCTTGACAACAGGGAACTGACCAGGCAGCAGGTCTTGACGGCTCATAAACTTACGAGCAAAACCGCGGCGATTGGCGGTCAGGTACAAGTCCTTGCCCATCGTTTCGCCGAGTTCCTTGTGGACCGCGTCGTTGTTGAACATTGCTTCGATCAGTTCGCGGCTCTTACGAGCGCGTTCCAATTTACCAGCAGTGGTCACTTCGCCGTTGGCCGTAGCCTGGACCAGCATCAATTGACGTTGAAGCAGTTCGCGTTTGGAACCTGCATTCAAGTCACCATTTGCACCGACAGCACGCTCGTTGGAGCCCTGGAAGCGATACTCGGTAGCGAGCACGGGAGTTTTGATTCGCATCATGTTTCCTTTTAAGTTAAGTGTTGGTGATAGCTTAGTTGGTCAGGTTCAGACCAAGGTAAGGGGAAGTTGCCGAAGGCACATTCACCACAAAACCTGGGACCGTATCACCAGCACCGCCGATAGTGAATTGGCCGCCCACGCCAGTCGTTACGACCGGATTGGCAACGTTCCAATTTTGCGTGGTGTCAAACTCGGACGTGAAGACCGTACCGTTCTTGAGCACACCGACTTGGCCAACAACCAGACCAGCAGCGCCGCCCGGATAGATGTCGCCTTGGATTTGCATCGACTCTTGCGCCGTCACAACAAACTTGTAGGACACGTTAACTTCATGGCCAGTTTCAGCAGCAGTCAAAGTCAGCGTATCGCCAATCAGAGACCATGCGCCTGGACCAGCAGACGGCACAACGGCGCCAGCAGTCACGTCATAAACTGACGTTGTACCAGCAGACGGAGCACGTTCCAAAGTCAGCGTGTTGCTGGCAGGAACGACTTGCGTCTCAACGCGAGCCAGGCTTGTGATCGTCATTTGCATGGAGATCGAGATACCAACAAACTTCTCGCCAGCGTCAGCATTAGAAGGCTGAACACCGAAAGAACCGTTGGACGTGTTTGCAACAAGGGCCAAGCCTTCTGCGGGGACGGTAGCGCCCAAAGCAACAGGGAATTCCTGGCTGATGTAGGTACGACCTTGGGGAAAGTAAAGCATGTATTTCTCCTGGATTAAAAGAAGGAAGAGGAATTACCCAGAATGCGACGCAATTCCGGAGTCTTGAACGAACTGTCTTTCAACGAAGACGTTACGACTTCGACGGGAGTAGCGGTAGCAAACTCTTCGCCTTCATCTTCTGTCTCATCGTCATCAACGTCATCGTCATCAACTGATTCGTCTTCATCGGCATCATCACCAGCGGTCACGGGCTTTTTCAAGTTCGCGGTCGGGGTGTACTTCACCAAATCAATCGTCTCAGCCAATGCGTTTAGAGCCACGACAGGCTTCTTGGCAAGTTCGCGCGCAACATCAATGACTTCCCGGAATTGGGCGACACTGTATTGTGCGAAAATCTTGTCAATGATCTTTTCAGGTTTGCGAATGTTTAGGCTCGCCAACTCTGCAATCAAGGCAGTCTTCAACGGATCATGTTTGTTGCGCCAGAAATTACCTGCGTAACCTGCGGCTGCAATATCCAGACTGTGTTGGAACTGTTCGGCATACGTGTCAGCACCTGCAGTGGCCGTCTTCCGTTGTTTCTCAGTAGCTGCATCGACTTTCGCCTGCACAACCTTGGAAACTTTGACAGTGACCTTGCTGGGTTTGAACTTGTACGTTGCCAGAGCCTTCTTCAAGCCTTCTGTTTCGATGGTGTGCGCGACGCTCATACGGAACTGCTCAGTTTGCAGCATATCCTTGTAAGCACCTGCATCCGCTTCGGCCAGTGTGGCAATGATTTGGTCCTTGGCAGACAGCAACACCTTCTTGTCACCGTAGAAGAACGATACGGATTCAATTGGGGTTTCGTCTTCGTCTTCGACGTCAACTAGGTCCATGTCCATCGTTTCATCTCCGTAGTCATTTTCAGGCATTTCATCTGCATCAGCTTTGACTGCACCCGCCTTTGTGACTTTGGGCTCCACGGCGCCTGGGTTCTGAGTGGTTGGCTCGATACCAGGGTTAGCAGGCTTGCCATCAACAAGGGCTGAGTCAGGGGCACCAGGGCCTCTATCTGCGCCAACGTCATCAGGCAATGTAGTCGTATTGGGTTTTACGCCAACTTGATCTTCATTGGTCGTAGTTGCGACAGCATCATCAGTGTCTTCAATGTCGTCCTCAAGATCGAGGAGTTCCATATCGTCAACTTCTGGCGCATCGTCAGCAGCTTCTTCAGTGTCCTCATCGAAATCGATGTCTTCACCGTCACCCTCATCGCTTCCATCGGCAGCTTTTTCAAGCATATCAGTACCACATGCAGAGCAGTGGATGTGTTTGCCTACACCTGCAAGGGCAGCATGAAACGCGTTAATCGTTCCGCAACCAGCGCAAGTCAGATACGAGAGTTCTTCGTCGGGGGCAATGCTCGCTTTCACTTCTCCCTTGACTTCTACATTTCCATCGCCGCAGACAACACAGAATGGCTGTGCGCCTTCGACTTTGGGAAACGCAAATTCTGCGGTGCATTTCTTGCAGGAGCATTGTACGAAACTATGCTTTGCAATCTCTGCACTTACGTCCTTCGCATTTGGCAACGTAGCGTCCCGGGTAGCGAAAACAAACACACCACCAGTCTTACGAGCGATCTCGGCGAACCGAGAAGCTCTCTTAAGATTTGGTTTGTGCATGTATTCTCCACGTAGGGTTTTTGAACTTAAATCACTGTTAGGCTGGTCCAGTGATATATTAAAATACAATGTGCAGCAAATCTTTGAAATGACGCAGGCAAAGGAAAGGCCGTTGCCCAGAATTACCAGGCAACGGCCGATTTTATTTCTTTGAAATATTTTCTACTGTCGAATAGTTAGTAGATACCAACTGGATTGTCGTAGACACAGGCTCCACATTCTCCATCCTCAGAAACTTCTACTTCGATTGAACGATTACTGCAATCGTATTTCGAAGCAATTGCGCCAACTAATTCTGCGGCAATCATTTCACAAGATTTGTAATCCAACATGAGCATAGACTTGTCGTACAGGCCTGTAACCCAATTCAAGAACATATGGAATTCGATTTCACGGTCATCGTGATGAACCTGGATGCCAACTTTGAAGTGGAAACTGTGACGGTGAGGATCTCTAAGATACTTCACTTCATCAGGAGCCTTAGGGTAGCAGTGAATACCAGGTCGAGTAAACTTTACCCATATGGTTGTCTTTTGACTGCTGAGCCTACTAAGCCTAGGTGTAGAGATCACTAGAGTTTCTTTGTCTGTGTTAATGGTTGGCATGGTTTACGCTCCGTAATTGAGCCTATGGTGCTCTTTGGTGTTAGCACCTTTTATGCCTTTTGCTCTGTCCTTGGCGAGGGCTGGCGTAATAGGCACAAGCAAGATGCTAGGGAAGATTAATTTCTTTTCTTTTGGCTTCAACAGCCGTGGGATGCGGTTGAAAATTCCTCTGTAGTAGGTTGCGTCAACGATCTTAATGCGACAGCTGGACAACGTATCAGCTGAGTCATAAACCCAAGCTTCGTCAGGCAACCCAGCTTCTACCCAAGAGCGAACTGATGCGTAGAATCGTTCTGGTTTCTTTACTGGCCAGAAAATCAACCCACCAACAGTCTTTACAGCAGGTTTTGCTTTAACAGGTGCGGTAGCCATAGTGTTACCTGAACTTTCGTTTGTGAAACTTTTCGTACTTGGTAAGGATATCGTTGTACTTGTCCTTGCCTACGTTCGCTTCATCTATGTTCTCTTCTGGGATGATGTCTGAGAACAAGCTGTTGGTACTGCGAGCCGGTTTGATTCTCTTGAACTTGTCGCTGGCGATGATCTCGCGAGTATAGTTGACCATGTATTGAAACTTCGTCAGGTCTATCCGCAAGTTCATTACCTTCGATATCTCTGCCAGTGTAACTTCGTTCTTTATGAAGTGCCGGGCCAGGTCGATAATCAATTCTGTTTGTTTAGACCTTACCCAAAGGTTATGAGCTTCTAGAATTGCTGCCGCGTTAAGAATGCGGATGTCATCGACCGCCACGCAAACAGGACACCCGCAAGGAATAGCCTGTTTGAAGACTTGATTCTTTGGAATGTCAACGACAGTGAAATCTGAACGATCAACCATACCAATCAGAGAACCCATTCTGTGGCTAACAGAGTCAGCGCCGATCTCTCTGACGTAACCTTCTGCTTCGATCAGCGCATACATGAACATCCAGAACTTTGAGGTTACACCCAGAACATGGAAGTACCGCGTAGTCTTTCTATATCGGCTAATCACATACATCAAGTTTTCAATGTTGTTCAGGTAATGGTCAACGCCAGGTTCTGGCTTGATGTTCAACCCAGCTATTGCCACTACCTCAGCCTTGCGATCGAGAACGTCCAAACGACGTTTCCGTTTTTCTATAGACGTCCCGTGGCTGATCAACGCAAGGTGAATGTGTGGGTCAAGCCTCTCAATCAAATACTCATCGTTAGCCCGTATCATTCTCGAAACAGGGTCGAAATACTCTTTCTCAAACTTTGATCTTACAGGCAAGTCAATTGGCATACCAATGTTAGCCAACCTATTGTACCGCTTAACCACATCATCAGGGTGGACAAAGTCAGCAGCACCAGTGAGCATTTGGAACCCACCACTATCGATGATGGACTCTATGCCCTTGTCTTCGAATGTGCTCTTGACATAATCGCCATGGATTGGGTTTGCCAAGACCTTTGTAAGTCCACAGGCATGGACGAACAGAGCGTTGGAAATCGGTACAGCAATATCTGCAGTGTGCTTGATGTTAACGCCGTTGACTTGAGACCGCGAGACAAAGCTGACTGTCTTGTCGTGGGTGTACCACTGTTTGTACTTTGCGCCAAACTCTGTGGATTCTTTCTTGTTGTGTTCCCTAGTGACCAAGATTTGGGCGCTATTTTGGCTGTAACTTTCACAGCCTGCAGGGACATAATGCACACTCATAAGACTAACCTCTCTAGACTACGAGCAATGTTCTCTGCTCCGTTAGTGTCTACTTCATTTACAGTAGGCCAGTCAGAGGTATTGAACGTAGCCATGAGATCGGACGTTACGTCAAAGTCCCTAACCTTCTCATTATCAAACAAGAATTGCATGGGCAAGAACTCATCGTGAGATAAGCCTTTACGGGCAACCACATGGCATTTGTGGATCAAAGCTTCTGCAAGACAATAACCGTAGTTTTCCTCAATACTATGAGTTACCATGATCGCTGCTTCTTCAAGCTCTTTGTGGTACTGATCTTTTGTCAAGCCTGCCTTGATAGTGATCACACCCTCAGCCTCAAGCTTACGGGCATACACCACGCTCTCAGTTCCTCGGAAGGTTGACCTGCCAGTGGTCACAACGAACTCCCAATCTGGATACCTTAGCTTAAGTATGGCAAACATCTCAAGGGTTTCGTTGGGCCGCTTTTCAGTATCGAACCTGTTGGTAAGTAAAACTTTTTTCTGTTTGCCTGCCAACAGATTGGTGTTATTGGCCCTTGGATAATCAGATAGGAACAGAGGGTTCTTACTTACATACAAGTTGCTTTCCAAGTTCTTTGCCCCGTACGGACGCAGACGTTCTCTTATGACCTGTTGCTTGTGGTACTGGCTACCGACAAATACTAGATCACTGCAGGCTATCCAACCAACCTCTGTATATTTTTGGTAATAGGCTGCCACGCTGAACGCGTCTTCTTTTGTGTATGACGCGGCGTGCAGGAACGAAGTTATGAACACCTTGACGTTATTCATTTGCGCCAACAGCCGTACGCTCTCAAGTCCCCAAAACTCTGTGTCGGAGAAAAAGAATACGCACCCATCTTTGATCTGCCGCTGATGAAACATCTTGCTGATCTTTTGTAGCTGAGTAAACTTGTAATGGGTTGTGCTGTTGATGTCCAAGAAGGTTCCGACCTTCACTTCATCTTCCAACGTCACACCGTCGATGACCGTCACATCGAAGCCGTGCTTGGTAAACAGAGGCGGTATATTCCTGTACCAGGACTCTGTGTACCGCTCAAACAACGGCTCAAGAGGGACTAGCACTAATTGTTTTTTGGTATTCATTTTTGTAACCCTGGCAGTAGGAACTTCTTATCAGTTGATACTTTTAACGTTATATCGTCAGCAAAGGCTTGTGGTTGCGTTAGCATCATGTTACCAACAGTAATACACCGCACTGTGTTACTACCGTCAAACGTAGTTCTGCTAAACTTTACTTGGTCTGTATCGTACAAATTCCAGAAACTATCGTTGAAAAGCGAACCAGTGTCTGTTATAGTTAACATGATGGTTACATTTTTGGAGTAACTGTCTCTGTTATATATCTCAGTTCTCTCTAGTGTTACAGGTAGACCTAATTCGTACCACTTTTTTAGGCAGTCGGCATAAGGTTGTATGTCGTTGGCGTGGTCACTTACGTAGATTTGTCGAACCCGTTCAACACTTGCTACTGCGCTTTTCGGAGTCGACCTATCCTTTAGAGACTTATAGTTGAAAAATTCCATAGCCTCTTTGGCGTCCATAAACAGAGTGTATAGGCCTGACAAACGACCTTCTACTTCAAATCCAAGTTTCATGATGTGTTCCTCTTTTAGATCTTAAAAATGCAACCGTTGATGTGATCAAACCGTAGCTCACCAGATAGGCATACGCTAACCAATTTGTTGAACGCTTTGACTTGGCACTTGTTGAAGTCGTCCATGTTTTGTAAGACGATCGAATTGATTTCTTCAACGTAGTTGGCTGGTGCGGTTATTGAGAAGAACCCGTAGCGTCTCCGGACGTAGCTGTGGATATCTGTCTCGTAGACGGCAGTAAACAGGTAATACTTTGCATCGTACTCCCATAGCTTTGCTTGACTTGGGTAGAATGTGTCTAACAACACTCGCTTATCGTTACTAGCCTTCTCAGACAACGGTATACCCATAACCATATCTACAGAGTAGAAGTGAGTAGCGAATTCTCTGAACAGCTGGTTGGTCATCTTGTGATCTATGTGCCAATCCTGACGTGCTGGTACGTAGATCTTGTCGTACTTACCTCGGTAGATAAGCTCAGGAACCTGGGCACTAAACACAGCAGCACCAGTAAACCCAAAGTACTCTGCAAGGCGATGACCTTCTGTTAGTCGTTCCTCAGTTGTCTCGTAGAGCCATATGACATCCAAATCATTTTCTTTTGGACCATGCCTGTAATCTTCAAGAACTTGATAACAGCCAATAAGTTCGTCATCAACGTGCGGTGCAAGGATCAGTGTCTTCATGCTGCATCCTTTGGAATGAGATATTCGTCGCTGTACTCAATGTCGTTCCCGAATATATACGCCCACACTTCTTCATCTGACCAGTCGTACATAGGAAACACAAAGTTTAGGCCAAACAACCCGTTGGTAACATACAGAGGCATCTTATCCCTTGACACAGATACTCCACCTACAATGAAATCAGTGGAACGGCCATCTGCCCTATTGTACTCAGATGCCCTTGACCCATCGAACTGAGTTCGCAAATGTGCAGGCATGGCCGCACCCTTAGGTACATACAGAATAGGATACTGCCTGCGGTACAGGAAGTCTTTTGTTAACGGATGAACATCCTCTGGTTTGTTTGTATGGAGCACTGACCAAGTCAGAGTAGTCTTACTCATCAAATGATGAACTGCTACAGAATCTTTTCCGCCACTGGTGCCAACGTACAGCCCACCAATAGGCAATATCTCGCTAGGTAGTGTTGCAAGGCGTTCTAAGGCTACGCGTTCAAGCATGTCGATCTTGAACGCGGCACACGATAGTTCGAACAGGCTAAGCTTTTGCGCCTTGACAGTAGCTTCTTGTCGTGGTGTTATCATTGTGCGTCCTCATGTGTCAATGCAGTGTCAGGTCCAGTAGGCATATACTTTGCAGCAACAAAGGGGACCCTATCCCATGGCACAGGCGGGGCAAACATGAGGTCAATCTTCAGCTGATCGCCAAACAAAAGCTTTGCGAAGCTCCTGATATTTGTGCCGTTAATTTCCAAAAACGCTAGGCTGTTGGGCTTGCCAACATAGTTGTACCAAACGTCTTGATCAGATGTGCTGCTATTCCTCTCCTTAACTATCAAGGTTATCTTGAAAGTGTCGGCAAGGAGTTGCCACTTCTCGTACTCAGCAAACACATCGTTCTTTACAGATATACGCAGCAAACCCAGAATCGTCTTGAAGATTTCTGGGCGATCGACTGTAATCACGTTGGGGTAGTTGCCTGTGCCGATAAGTTGCATGAGCGTAGCATGAGTCCGCATACGGAATTCATCTGGTGGACGCTTGCCGTCTTCTTGATATGCCAAAGGCGACAGGTAAAAGATTCGAGTGTAGGTTTTGGCCCAAGCGTTGACAGCAAACCCCAACTCCTTTATCATTTGGCTATCGGGGTGGTCAGTAAGGGCGATCGCATAAAGGTCCAGAACAGAGCGATCAGTGATGACAACATCAGCATCACCTTTGAGCTCTGCTTGGACCTCTGCGTGGATGAGATTTGTGATCATGCCGTAGTGGGCACGTGGGTCGACAGGGAAGTGATCGTCCTTCCAAGTGATCTTTCGGTCTTGAGAAGATACAAGCTCAGCTAGGACGTGGTGATCACGTTTAAGTCTTGAGCATACTTCCATAGCCATAGTAGTCTTGCCGCTGGAATTGGTTCCAGTAAAGGCAATCTTCTTATGGGCCGATTTAGGATTCGGGTCCATCTGTTTCATACTGTTCCTTAAAATTGTTCATGTTCGAACACTTCTAATTTACAGTATGGTGTAGTGTGGTTTGATCACACTCGATCTGAATTGTAGTAGGCAAACACATCAGCAATAGCATCTCCGATCTGTTTTGCACCAGGTAAAGGCGGATCTATAAACCTGCGTATTGCCAGCACATCGGGTAAAGTTATGGCCATCTCTAGAGGAGAACTTCCAGCAACCTTTTCTGTTGGAATATCTATGTTTAGTTTATCTGCCATCATTGCAATAAATTGCACCTGCGTAAGAGGAGTGTTATTACCATAGTTGAACGTATAGCTCGCTCCCTTGGCATAATTACCTTCTGTGATCAACATGTCAATGCACTTCACTATGTAGTCAACAGGAGTCCATGCCCTGTACATCTCACTAAAGAGAGGCACAGGTACACCTAGGCGTAAGCAATCCAAGATGATGTAGGGAAACATATTCTCCCTTTGGTAAGATCCAAGGGCATTAAACAGACGAAGGTTTACTATCGAAGGACCTGAACCTTCTGTCTGGTCTGCTGCAAGATTTAACCAATGTTCGGCAGCAAGCTTAGACACAGAATAGTTAGACATAGGGTGAGGAACTTGCTCCTCGCTAAACGGTGGCGGGATATTGCCGTACACAGAACTAGAAGATGCGTTTATCATCAAAGGTACTTTGTGCTCTACGCAGGATTCATATACATTCATTGCCAACCCTACGTTGATGCGTAGGAGCTCTTTGCAACTTAGTCCGCTACGAACAGAGGTCTCACTAGCCAAGTGAACAACGGCGTCAACGCCAGCAAAGTCGTATATCTGAGTTTCACCCAACAGCATATCTTGACAGTGAGTTATATGGTGCGTTGTTATACGTTTATCAAACGATAAGGCGTCAGGCCAGTGATCGAGACAGTTACGACCAATGAAACCTGACGCCCCAGTAATTGCAATCTTCATGGCTGATCCTTTAGCTCTGTGTACGTTTCTCTAAATTTTTGGTTCGACATTACACATACAATATCCCCTTCAGTGACTATCCAGTCCCCAGCAAAAACTAATGTGCTTCCGATTTGTGTACCTTTATCGTGAACATGAGGGCTACTACCTGGACCACCTAACATGATGCAACCGCATAAAGCCTTTGGATTAGCACCTTGTACAAGGGGATGGTCTCCATCCTTGAACCACTGAGTAGCTTCAACAATAGAAGGCTTGGTTGTGTACTTCATTTCTTTTTCTTGGCCTTCGGCTCTTCTGGGGCTATCACTTCGATGGCGCGCTCCAAATCCTTCAATGCTGATTTACGAAGGTTCGATTTAACGTCCTTGACATCGTCGCTATCTTCGAGTTGAGCTTCGACTGTGACCTCTGCGCCGTACGTTCCGTAGTTGCCATCACTGAGCTTGCGTACCAACGTCAAGGAGAGTTTTGTTATTTTTGCCATTGTTGTCTTTCGTTATGCCCAACGACCGCGTTTGGGCCCCAGGGCTATTTTTGAGAGTTGCTTGTGTTCTTGTTGCTTGAACCTAACTTTGTCAGCCTTCAAATCTTCTTGCAAGGTCGTTAATAGTGGCGTAATGTCAGGAATTAACCCAGACTTATAACCGTCAGGAGACCTGATGATACGCATACCCCTAAAGGTACCAACCTCCATCTCACAGTGTTTGCTTGTGAATATAGAGTTGAGTTGTTCTATCTTGGTCCGCATTTCTTCTTCTGTAGTTTCAAGGGAACCGAAGAAGCTAGGAATAGTTTTATCCATTTGGTATCACCAGTCTAGTTCCGCCACCACCCCATCCTACGTAGCGCAAATCAATCACAGTGTGGTTGGGAAGGTTATACAGATCCAAGAAGTTGTTAAGGTACTCAACGTGGTTGTCTGGGAACAAATCACCATCAGTGTAGTTGTCGAGGACAAATATGCACCTGGGACTAGTCATTGGCAAAATTGTTTTTAGAAAACGAGTCCTGTTGAAGGGGTGATACGTGTCAATAGATACTAAGTCAAACGGATACGTGAATTTGTTAAGGTGGTTAACAACCTCGTCCTCTGTTTTGAAGAAGTCAAGCTCGACATTATCAAGTTCCTGATCTATAATTGCCTGCTTAACCGCTGGCTCCCACTGTCCTGTTTTATCGATCTCTACACCGTAGACTTTCCGTGTACGTGCAGCATAAAATACTGTTGAGCCACCAACACCGAGGTCTAATGCAATCTCTGTTCCGGTTAGTAGCCTGTTAAGCTCAAGAGTAGCCTCAGGAGCAATCCATGGAAGACCATAGTGCAAAGATTTCTGTTGCGGGTTTATATGGTTGTAGTCAACAGGAAACGCAAAGCCTTGTTGAGGTAAAAAAGTTTTCATTTAGTCCTTGTGTTAACCAATTGTAACCTCAGTGTAGGTCGTCTCACCCAGTTGGGTGCTAGTATCAAATTTGCGTCCGCACGTAGAACATTTAACCGTACGGAAGGTAGTGTTGCGGTCAGGGTTGTGGTTGACGCCAGTAAGGTCTATCTGGGGAGGGTAGTACACTGCCGTACTTACACTAGGACACTCTAACTGGAGACGGCACTCAGTTGGTTTGTCACAAGGTAGTGCCATAGTCCCCGAACTCCTTCCAATAATGACAAATATATCTGATCTCACTTACAAGCGGTTTAAGCGTAAAAGGTGGTGTGCTCATAGTTGGCTTTCTGTGTTGCTATCTGTATTTACAGTGTATGCGGTTAGGCCAAAAGGATTGTTGATCCTATTTATTTCAGAGCGTTCCTTGTACGCCTTGAGGTTAATGCGAAGTTTGTGCTTTTCGTAGTGGCGCCGCTTCTGCTCTTGGCGCGATATGGGAGGTGGCTCAGGAACATCATCACAAATATCTTTAGTTCCTAAACCATAAATTGGGCTGCGACGCCCTTTAATTTCTTTGAGCTCCCAATCAACCTTGTATATGGGTTTTCCTTCACTACGCATGACCCTCAAGTGGTGTGAAACCATTTGGAACTGAACGTCTAAGTACCTTGCTATCTCTTTGATAGTCATTGGACCAACATACTCAAAAGCCTTTAGGATAGCCGCATAGTAAGGACTGGGCGGAACACTAGACCTTCTTTTGGTCATAAGTTCTTCTCTACTTTATAAAAAGTTGCAAATGCTCCAATTCTAGTCATAGCCGTTAGCATATCTTTGTTCTTGATGTGTATGTTACCTGTTATCTTTTTGCACCCAAAAGCCTTAACACGTTGTTCTAGAGCAGTGAACATATGTTGGAAAATTCTGGCTCCCCTATGGTCAGGAGTAACGTGAACAAATTGGACTAATACTGTTTTATAAGTATCTGCGTAAACTACAAACATTAACACACCAACTACAGTCTTGTTTACTATCGCATAAATAACTTCACTCTTGTTTGTAGTAAGAAGAAGGGGTTGAGTGTTGTTCGCTTCAATTAACGCGGAGTAGGCAGATAGAAAAAGGGCAATTGCAGGGCACCCGTTTATGCTGCTAGCATATCTTACTTGCATATCCTGAGCACCGCCTGTCCCCTTTACGGTAGATAAGAGAGTGTCACTCATAGTTAAATGTCCTTAGGTTATCCGGTAGGCTATAGAGTTTTACTAGTACAGGGCGGGCGTACGTGATACCAAGTTGTATATCATTCCAGTACATACCGAAAGAGGACTTCTTATTTGGTGGTATAACTTCTTCTGTTGCAACAGTGTATCGTCTGAACATCTCAGATCGTCTGCTTAGCCAGTTCTCCCAACGGGCATCAACCCCTGCAAAGAGCTTAACGTATCCGTGATAATATTTTATACTCTCCGCATATTTGAAAGCTTCATCAAAGGCAAATGCAAGACAGTTGAAAGGCGCAAACGGTTGCTTGACCACATACGCCAGTTTCCAGTAGCGGGCATTAGCAGAGAAGTGGATGAAGATGCAAGCGTTCAAGACGTTGTTGTCATCATAGACACCAAAGACCTTGTGCAGCTTCTCTTCATCGTTGAAATAAAAGTTCTCTAATGCAAGTAGGGAAGGTCTTGGGTATCCATTGTTTTTTATATTGGCTGCTGCTACGAGTCTGTCGTACTCGAAATAATTAGCGCCAGATAGTTCTTTACATTTCATATTTAATCCCCAATGTTGTTAGTAACTGTTTATAGGGCAACCTGGCTATTGTGAACGGGAATAGTTCTTGCTCCAAGTCTTCTCTGAGAGCTTTAGCTGTAGCAAAGTGTGGACCAAAAGAAAACACGTTCGTCTTTTCTCTGTTTGGTACAGAAAACTCTTTGCTCATCATTATGTTTTTAGTTGAGTAGCTAGATACTCGTCCTGCAGAATGTGCAATAAGCTGCCTAATATCTTTAGCGAGAATCATTGCAGCCCACAAGTGTGGTGTGTACCTAAAAGAATCAGCTATCGTTGGTATGCCAGTAAGAGCCTCGTAGCGATTGTACAGACCATCTTCGTCCTCACGCACCTCATACAACCATTGCTGATACTTTGTTTCATGCGCGTCTGTGTGCAACAAGTCTTCGCCTGTGCTTTGGTACACCATCTGAATATCGTCGGCAAGGATGCAAGGTATTGCCAGCTTAGTCATTACGTAGATAAGCTCAAGCTGACCGAGTCTTGCTGTCTGATATTTTCGTCCCAAATCATGTAGTACGCCAGAGTTGTACAACGTGGGTAGGTCAACTTTGAATATAGTAGGGACTATGCCTAACTCTTTACATACTGCAAAGGCGTTAAGTGTCTCGTTTGACTTTGGCTCATGAACGTGTACGAGTACAATTGGGTTAACTGGAATCTTGAGATAGCAAAAACTTCGTAAAAGACATTCAGAGTCCATGCCACCACTAAAGAACAGGTTTACTTTCTTAGTGTACTTCCTAAATTTGTCAAAAATGAAACCACAGGCTATGTGAGTCTCCTGCTGGAAGGTAAGCACATGACGACCATCCAAGATGTCCTTTGAAAAGTGCGGCTCCCATCTATCATGGATATCTTTCCTAACAACGTGTTTGGGGTCGCTGTTGTAGTAACACCGGTAATAGTTATCATGAACCATTTTTGATCCTAGGCATAAACGCAAATACGCTCACCAACAATTTGGCGGTTAACAGAAATCCAACGCATCATTCGGTTAGGGCTCAACATCCTGTACTCTTTTGATACGCCTACTTGAGTTGCTGGTTCAGATAGGAAATTAAGAGAGGGAAGTTTGTACCCAACAAACCATGTTTGCTTATCTGGTGACATAACAATACCAGGTTGTACAGCAAACATCAATTGGTTAGATGTCTTTGACACTTCGTTGATGCAGATATGAATATCATCATCGGGAGTGACGTCCATCCTCCAAGATGAATCAGTTTCATACATGCGGGCAGCCAAGGCCTTTTCATCAACGACCAGTATGTCAGTACAAGGTATCAAAGTAGGAGTCAGTTGGAACTCGTAAGGTATACCTTCGCAAGAGAAGGTGCCAGATACGACTATGTCTTCTTTCTCAGGTTCATACCCGTGGCGCTCTCCTGCGCGGTTAATGAACAGGGTTGCATTTGACATTAGCTTCTTCTTCAAGCGGATCTCAAAATCGCAAATGTCAGAGCTTACTTGGCTCCACAACGCGTCAAGTACACCTTTGACGATGGCAGTCCCGTGCAGGTAAGGCCGGTTGTTCAAATTCTTCAACAACAAGCTTTGGACTGGCGGGAAAAGATATGATTTAGTGAGGTTCATGTTATACAGCCCTGTGAACTTTGGGTGTTATGCTATTAGCAAGGTTAAGGTTTATGTTCAACAGAGAGATTGTCTCCTCCATGTCAAACCCTCGGGAATTTTTTGTCTGAATAAATAGGTCAGCTATTTGATGCTGACTCTTATCTCCCATGCTCCCATCAAAACTGAAATCAGATGCTATTGCTGTACCAATAAAATTTTCAAGCATGAAAGGACAGTTTGCCATGAACAAAGTAAAATAGATTTGGTAGTAGGCAATCGCAGATGCACTAAGGTTAATAGTCCAACGAAAATCAATCTTGTAATGC